AAACCTTATCTTCATAATCATCTTCGTCATCATCCAGGTCTATTTCACTTCCAAAGTCTATAGTTAACGAATCCATAACCGCTAACTTGGAAGCCTCGATACAGCCTATAAGAGTTTCATCGTGTAAGTCGTACTCACTTTTATACCGATAAATTAAGTTCTGTAAGTCGTTGTTAAACAGGTCGATCTGATCTACATAAGGAGTTGTCATAAATTTAAGGCTTTACATTTTCAAATATTCGTTATAATCCTATTAATAGGTTGTTATAGATTTCTATGACACAGCTTTAAAAGGAGAAAGGAGAAGAACGAAGTATCTGCTTTCGATCATAAAAGAACTAAGAACTACTAAATAAGTTATCATGGATAATATTGTTGTTAACATTTTAACTTTAAACAAGGACCTTGTCATAAACAATCTTTATTTAAAACTCTTTTAAGGATAGGTGTGTTCATATTTCTTTTAGAACTATTCATTATAACAACAATAAGTACTTTAGTAGTTATGTATTTGTACTAACTATCGGAGCACCTTATAAGATATATAAAGAGGTAAAGATTTGTTAATAGAAGGAGTAGTGTTAGCTACGACCAAAGCATTGCTCTAGGACCTTTAACAGTTCTCTTATAGAATGAATCAGTAAACTTTGTTAACTCTTCATCTAGGAGTTCTTGTTTTCTAAAGTTAATGTTATTATCTACATCCTGATTCATTTGTTCTACCCAGTAGTTAACAGCTATACTTAGAGCATCTAATCTATCATCATGTATAAGACTACCTTTATCTTTTGTTATCCTTGATAGTTGATAGAACAACATGTATTTAGCTTGTGACTCTACAGGATAGCTTTGAGCACTCTTATAGTCATGTTGTACTACAGAAGGGTCTACAATCAGTTTATGTTGATTAAGGACAGGTTCCAGGACATCAATGATTCTAAGTTCTTTTTGTTTACTGTGTCTTACTTCTTCAACAGAACAAGGGTATGAAGTAAAGAGTATAGGTTTAAGTAGTTCCAGGAACATACCATCTCCAAAGTTAGACTCTATAATGATCTTATTTACTTTGTTATCCTTTGCTATGTTAACTAGTAGTTTAAGAGTTTGATCATCGTAACCACCTTTTAGACCACCAGCTTGAGGAACAAAGAGTTGACCGTTAAGCATCTTAACAACAGCATATCCTGTTTCATCCTTTCCTCTACCACTAGGGTCAATAGACATAACAGAACCTGTATATGGAATCATATCACCTATAGTCTTAGAAGGTTTATGATACCTGTCTCCACCTAGTCCTACATTGGGCAGGTCTTTGTTTTCGTTATCTCTATCTGAGGACCAAATGATTTTCTCAGGAGCTAGGTCTGTATCAATATCTGTTATAACAAGATCATTTATCTTTAGTGGGTATCTATCAGCATCAGACAGCCTGGGATTGAGCATGAACTGTAAAGCATACCCTGTACGACCGTATGACATCTTACGCTCTTCTAGGTCAAGGTCAGAGAATCTGGTAGGTTCTGTAGTAGTACCCACTGACTCATCTGTTATCTGATCTTGTAAGAAGGGAGCTATATCATTGTCGTAGTTCTTTAACACTAAATCATTAGATGGATACTCAGATGTCCATATACGAGCGTTATAGCCTCTCTCACGGAGTTTGTTATAAATTGAATCCTCGCACTGCGGTGTCCCTAGAAAGAGAATCCTAGAGGTGTCTAAGGGCTTTATAATAGCTTCAAACTCTTTTACTTGTTCATCTAGCTTATCTCTCATACCTTGAGTGGCAGAGTTGTTAGGTACTTCTATGTCGTCAGCAATGATTATATCAGCACGAGAACCTGTTAGCTGAGAGGATATACCTAGTGACTTAACGGAGGGAGCGTGAGCGGCAGGAGCAGGTCCTACATCAAAAGCTATCTTAGAGAATCGTTGATCTCCTTTAGGTATTAAGTCTTGAAGAACAGGAATGTCATGTATGATCTTTAATGTGAAGGTGGAGAAGTCATCAGCACGGTTCTTAGAAGCAGAGACAACAAGTATGTTCTTAGTGGGGTCGAGTAGTAGTTGATGTACAGCGTAGGCAGAACATATCCAGGACTTACCTACTCCACGGAATGCCATGATAACAGATCGTTTAGGACCGTCTTGCATGAAGTCTGCAATGTCGTACTGTAACGGTGTAGGATCAGGTAGATTCAAGTGCTTCCAAACTAGATATAAGAAGTTACGGAAGTCCTTGAGTTGGTGAAGTTTAGATTTACTCACAACTCTATGTGTCTCTCTTTGGTGTTGTTATTACAGTAATTACTTAACTTTAGCTTTTAGCTCTTGGTCTTCTTCAAAGGGTAGTACTACATTTAACAAGTCATTGATGGGAGTGTCTTTACCTGCTGTAAGAACTATCTCGTTATCTTTTAGAAGTTGCCTAGCACCGTTCAGGAGTGATGGATTGTATTCGCCAGTCTCGTGCATCTGATCGATGGCAGCACGGTATGTATCTGCTATGTATCCTTGTAAGTTACCTAGTTCTTCAAAAGTCTTCATCATATTGTTAACACTTCCACCTTCTAAGAGCTAAAGCTTTTCTAGTGGGTTTACCGTTCTTTTCCATTGGTCCTTTTACGGCACGCATACGCGGACAGAACGAATCTTTACGCTTACCACCACCAGGTTGAGGGGCTTTTAAGTTAGAACCTGTAGCTCTGTTATACTTATCCCTTCCTTTCTTAGTGAGACCTCCTTTACGACTCTTCTCACCTCTACCTAGAGATAGTGATACACTCCTAGCCATCTTACTTCTTTTTAAACCCACTCTTCATATTAGCGTATGACTGAGGTGATATAGTAGACTTCTTCTTGCTACGACTAATGCCTAGCTTTCTTCTTCTGTTTATGTTTGCGTATAATCCTTTTTTCATTTTCTCATTAACATCTCCATCATTCTATCTAGTTTACCGTTAATCTCTTTAACCGTAGTTTCAAGACCACTCATTCTATTCTCCACAGCAGTGTCTCGTTCTCTTTGGGTAGCAAGTTCTACTTCAATCTTTGTTAATCGTTCTTCATCTTTATCTAATCGATCAGCAAACTTTTTTACTATCCAACCAAAGACACCAATTATAATCGCTAGTGCAGTGTCAAGAAAATGTGATATTGTTTCAGTCATTGTGTTTTAAAGTGCTGAGATGATAAAGGCTAAGAGTTCTTCGTATCTAATACCTAATCGAGTAACTGTATTACCTTCTTCATTTTCAAAAGTATCCGAGCAAAACAATCCATATTCATGTGCATCAAGTCCTTCAGCAGAGAAAGCATCCCTGACATCCTGAGCTATAACACCTATATGTTTTCTTACTTTACCTTTGAATTTAAACTTTCTTACTAAACCTTTACAAGCTTGTGCTACTCTTTTCTCAGCTTCAGATAACTCTTCTATCTCTTCCTTTTCATTTCTATCTGAAGTAACGATACCACCAGACCCAACATATACAGAATCCCATCTATTGGAAGATAATCCTAAATCTGTTTTATTATCAAATGTAGGATACCAAGAACCTGTTTCAGCACCTGTTCCACCATTGGAGTTTTGGAGTCTTACACCTACCTGATCTCCTTGGTTAAAAATCATTTGTAAGTAATTATTTACAGAAGATAGATCAATGTTTATAGAATTGCTAAAACTCGTTCCACCACCTGATTGACCAACCAACTGAATAATGGCAGAATTACCTGTTGTACTATTATTTCTAATAAATATAGAAGAAGCACCCCCAGCATTGTCAGAAGAAAACTGAGCGTTATTACCTGTCCCTGTGACATCTAATTTATAAGTAGAACCAGCAACTGCACCTATTCCAACATTTGTATCTACATTAAAAGTAGTATCGGTAGAACTTATCTTAGCAGCTGTAACTGAGTTATCAGTAAGTCCTACTTTAGCTGTGTTAGCTGCAACAGTAGCATTAATAGAAACAGCTGTATCAAAGTCAGTAATGTTAGCAGCAGTGTGAGTATGTGAAGCAGGAGCAAAAGTACCTAAAGATACATAAGCAGCAGTACCTAAAGATACTGTAGTAGCAAAATCTGTAGCCTCTAGACCGTCTAACAAGTCGGCATCTAATCCACTATTTGTACCGTCTACTGTTTTTAAAGAATTAAGTATTTCCGCAGCTGTAGGAGTACCACTAGAACCTGTAGCAGCAGCTGTAATCCTTCCTTGTTGGTCTACCGTTATATTAGTGTTAGTGTAAGAACCTGGAGTAACAGCAGTGTGTGCAAGCTTGTCAGCAGTGACAGCATCATCAGCAATGTTAGTAGTTCCTATTGGACCACCTGCAACACCTGTCGCTAGAGTTGTAGCAATCTGAGCATCAACATAAGATTTGTTAGTGGCATCAGCAGTTGATGTGGGAGTAGCTAGACCTGTTATCTTATTGTCCCCCATAGCTAACGCACCAGTCATAGAATCACCAGTCTTATTAACTTGGTCAGCATCTCCTGCATCTACATAAGTCTTGTTAGTTGCGTGACTACCTGCTGCTGGTGCAATTAAATCGCTTACACTGTTAACACCTGTAATATCGTTACCACCCATTGCCAAATTACCTGACATGGAATCCCCTGCCTTAGTAACTTGTAGAGCATCTTGTGTATCCACATAGTTCTTAGTAGCAGCATCTTGATTAGAACCAGGGTCTGTTACATTAGTAAGCTTGTTACTGTTAAGGTTAACATCTGAAGTTGTGTTCGCTCCATCAAAATCCTGTAATCCTCTAGTATCAACATAGTTCTTAGTAGCAGCGTCCTGTGCAAGAGTAGGATCAGCAAGGTCAACTATCTTAGCTAAGTCAGCTTCAAAGTTACCTGCACTGTTTTTAGTCATTACATTCTTACCACTACCTTCTTCTATCTCTTCGTTCAGATATAAGTTGTGTAAGTAAGCACGGTCTAGTTCTACTTCAGTAAGTACACTACCATTCTCAAAGTCTACTAGAGCAGTATTAGCTTTACTATCTCTTTTAATTCTAAGTCTAGCACCAGTTTCAGGAGCAGTAGTAAATCTGATAAGGGTAGCAGGAGATGTTATGATAGTGTAATTTGATGATGCTACAGTATAAAACTTACCTCCTGGAGACTCTGAAGTTGAGTCATCTAACTGTACAACTACATGGGAATCGTCAAGATAAGGAAAAGAAAAATCAAAGTCTACTTGACCTGACCCAACTATGTGGTCTTTGTATGTTTGAATGGTACTCATAGTAATATATTATTAATTTGTTTGTTGTAAAAGTTCAAGCTAGTTTCTGAAAGGTAGTAATCTTTCTTCTAATAAAGAAGGACGCTGTGTCTTTTTATAACTCTCCAAAGGGAACTCAGTACCAGGTAAAGCCTTTTCTAATTCTCGTCTTTCCTCTAAAGTTTCACTTTCTAAATCAAGAGGTAAACTTAACGGTCCTAACGCTTTATCTTCCCTAGCTTCTACATCTTCCATAAGTATCGGATATTCTTTTTTTAACTGCTCTAAAGATGCAGCCCTAAAATCTTTAAAAATTGTGCTAATATCAGCAGGTCTTGTGTCTTCTTCTTTGTATCTTGCAGGTATTGATCCTTTAGGTGCTGTTCTTATTTTAAAAGATTTTTGACTAGCATCGTACACAATCATTTCCTTTAAGGTTTTACCTGTTTTAGAAGGGTTTCCAGTTATTGGGTTAAGTTTAACTTGAGTGGTTAACTCTTGCCATCTATCAAAAGCGTTTTGTTGTGTCTCAGGATGTATGATTTCTTCTAAGTCCATCTTTTCCCATTTAGAAGTACCTCCGTTAAAGTGGTGTGTACCTCCTAGTTCTACTATAACAGCAGCAGCAGCTTCACTTATCTTAGCTTGATACGCTTCTTCTAAAAGTTCAGGTGTTATTTTTGTTCTACCATCCTTAGCAATTTCTTTTCTTACACTTGCTTTTGTTATCTTAGGAATGTTAAGAGTTCTAAAT